TCCGGCCCTGTGCCGGTATGGGCCACCGGCCCGATGGGGTTCCGGACCACAAATTCGTAACTGTCCGAAAGAATATGGGTACCGGCGGCAAGCGTCAGGGTGGCGCCCGTGGACCCGATGGATATTTGCCCGTTTGCCGGCACTGCCGAAGAGCTTCCCCATGTGGCGCCGCCATCCTCTGAAACCTTGGCCTGACATGTGCCCAGCGC